TAAAGAGTATGAAGAGTTTGTAGCATGGTGTGCAAAGCAGACTTTTAAACAGCCTCTTACTTGCGAATTAGCAGTTTACATAGATGTGTATGTCAAAAACAACGTCTTTCCTGACATAGATAACATTGCTAAATCTATTCTTGACGGAATGCAAGGAGTGGCTTATGAGAACGATAGGCAGATATATTTTCTATCAATACAACGATTGAAAGGCAAAGATGAGTATGTTGAAGTGAGAATCGAGCCTAAAGAGGAGGCTTGCTAAATGTTGAAATGTCAAAAAGAAATAGCTAAACGTGCCAAGTATTATCTCTACAATTACAAAGAAATTAAAGAAAAGATTGAAACAGCAAAAGAAGATATGATTATGTCGAGAAAAACATACTTTAGCACATTGACAAATCAAGGATATTATTCTAATCCTGTTGAAAATGCAATCTTGAAATTTGATAAAGAATATGGTGAAGATGAAAAATGGTTAAGGGTTATAGATGATGCTTATGACATTGTGAGAACGGAAAATCATACAAAGTATCAATTTATGATAAAGAGGTTTTATAAGAAAGAACCTTATTGGCGGATATTGAATGAGCTACATATTGAAAAGTCTACATTTTACAGGTGGGAAGAGGAAATCGTCGGCTTAGTTGTTATGTTAGCAATACAGAGCAAATTAGTTCAGATTTAAAGGAATCAATGCCTTTAATGTTGCTCGATTAAGTCTTCCAAGAATAGATAATTAAAAAGGATTTTTGCTATTGAAGTAGAATAAAAACTATATTAAAAACTATTCTTGGAGGAGTAAGAAGAATGGAGAATATAGAATTTTACATGTATAGGTATTTTTTAGTGGCGACACAAATAACATTTTTTGAGGGGACAGGAAATGAAAAATTTGGAATAATACACGAATTTTTTAGAGAATTGGAAATAGACAAAAAATTCATAAAAATTTCAAGAGAGAGAAAATATATTCTTTTATTAAGTCATAGCTATGAGGATAATTTATATCTTTGCAAGTTTGCATGTGAGAGATATATGCAAAAATTTGAAGTTAAAGAAGATGATATTGAAAGTTTATTAGAGCCCAATTATCCGTTTGTGTATGTAGTATTTGATTTAAAAAGGCAATTAATTCTTATCCAACATAAAACCTCGGTTTTTAGAGAAACTAAACAAGCAGTAAAAAAAATAGAAGAAATATTTGCTCCAAGAGCACATATGTATGGATACAGTTTTACGGTTGACCCTGTCAGCTATGAGAGTTCGTTTTGGAATTATATTAATGAAGCTCAAAAAATTTATGAAGTAGTCTTAAAATTAAAAGCTCCTAACTTATTTGGAACAAGATTTAGTACTAACGAGTTTTTGGGAAATTTAAAAAGAGCGTATAATTTAACAGAAACAGAAATAAAATTTAAAAATGAAGAAGGTAATTTAAAAGTCAATAAAGAAGAACTTGAAGATCCAGTTAAGTATGCTTCTGCGGGAGGTGGACAATGGAAAGTTAAGGCTAAGAAAAGAGGAAGTTTAAAAGCAAAAGTTTTTACGAGTAGCGATGATACTAAGAAAATTGAAGTTTCTATAGAAAGAGAAGAAAATATTTTATATGAGATAGAACGAAAAATTAAAGATGAGGAATAAATATAAGGTGAGTAAAATGAAGAAGATTATTTTTTTAAAAAAAGTTAAAAGTGTTATTAGAATTTTGTTCCCTTTTGTTTTCTCATTAGTAATAAGCTATTTTGTAGTTACTAATGTAGAAGGTTTTAAAAATGGAACCATAGCTTTTATCAAAGATGATTTTATATTAAATTTCTTAACAATTATTCTTAGCCTATCAATAGCAGTAATTGCTCTGTTATATTCAAACGTGGAAAAAATAAGGGAATCTTTATATAAAACATTAAAAGCAAATAATGTTATTAATGTTCTGGAAAATGATATAGTGAATATATTCAAAGAATTGAAACACAATACGATATTTATATTTTTGTCATTAGTTATAAGCTGGGCAATAATGATTTTTAGAGAGGCAAATCGAATTGAATTTGAACTTTTTAATATGAGTAAAAGGGAAGTCTGTTACATAGTAGAAATGGCTCTTGTATTTTTGTCAGTATATGCCCTTTATGATATAATTGTTGCTCTTTTTAGACTATCTGAAGTATCAAAAGAATTTTCAGAAAATATATATAAAGATAATAGCAAATAGAGTTCTTAACTTTATGTTTGCTACTATTGCGAATAAAATTCCGGGAAAAATTTTTTAGCTTTATATGATATGATAGTAGTGTGTTGATATGCTACCCTGCGCGCTGCGGTGCAATGCAACGCTGCAGGCGGCAGGGCGAAAAAGGCAATAACAAAGCTCCTTGCTGCAAAGCGAGGGGCTGTTTTGGTGTATGATGCCCGAAAATGTCCGAAAGGAGGTGTGCTTATGGGCTTGACAAAAAAACAGTTAGAAGCAGCAAAATTAATAGCTGAGGGAAAACTGACACAGGGAGAAATAGCAAAAAAATTAGGCGTATCAGATAAAACTATTCGACGCTGGAAAAAGAAAGAGGAATTACAAAAAGCTATAGACGATTTTACAGCAGAGATAAAAAGAGACATAGAACGCAAGCTCATGAGCATGTCCTCCAAGGCGTTGAGAGAGCTTGATAAACTCCTATCAGCGCGTTCTGAAATGGTAAGATTGCAGGCGATAAAGGATGTGCTCGATAGGTTAGACATCAAACCTGCTGAGAAGCAAGACATTGATCTTAAAACTGACATGGAGATTGTCGTTAAGCTGCCGGATGACTTAGCGACTGATGAGAAATGATTAAGATAGATTTGACAGCGTTAACACAGCTCACAAATGAGGTTTATTATTCACTCTACAAAGATAAAAGCAGGTATCTTGTTTTGTATGGTGGTGCTGGTAGTGGTAAATCGGTGTTTGCAGCACAAAAGATATTGGTACGAATGCTTACTGAACGACCGCATAGATTTTTGGTTGTTAGAAAAGTCGCAAGGACGCTGAGATTCAGCGTCTTTTCTTTATTCCAAGATATAATAGCGCAGTGGAATTTGACACCGCTATTCAAAGTCAACAAAAGCGATATGACAATTACCTGCATAAACGGCAATCAAATTCTATTCGCTGGGTTGGATGATGTTGAAAAGCTTAAGTCAATTGCCAACATAACAGGAATATGGATTGAAGAAGCGAGCGAATTAGAACCAAGAGATTTTATGCAGTTGGACTTGAGGCTGAGAGGTCCAACGAAGCATTACAAACAAATCATTTTGACCTTTAACCCGATTTCGGCGCTACACTGGCTTAAAAAGGAGTTTTTCGATTACAAGAAAGACAACGCTACAGTATTGAAAACAACTTACAAAGACAACAAATTCATTGATCCAGAGTATGCAAAAGTGCTTGAAGAGTTGAAATACAAGGACGAGGTGTACTACAAAATCTACGCGCTTGGTGAATGGGGAGTCCTTGGTAATCTTGTCTTCACAAACTATGTCATCGAGGATATACCACTAAACGAGGGATACTACAATGCTATCTACTATGGCTTGGACTTTGGATATAATGACCCGTCGGCACTGTTGAAGATTGGCTGGAAGGACAGTGAAATATATGTGCTTGATGAGATATACGAGCGACATCTAACGAACACAGAGCTTATAAAGCTGTGTGAAAGCAGAGTTGATAAGAGACACTTAATCATAGCCGACAGCGCAGAACCAGACAGAATAAATGAGTTTAAGAAAGCAGGTTTTAGGATACAACCTTGCACAAAAGGCAAGGACAGCGTTAAATTCGGCATAGACTGGCTCAAACGACGTAAGATACATATCCATCCGAGCTGCGTAAATACTATCAAGGAGATACAGACATATAAGTATCGTGAGGACAAAAACGGCAACGTGCTTGATGAGCCAGTTGATTTTAATGACCATGCAATGGCAGCTTTGCGATATGGGACTGAGTTGTTAAGAGACACAAAAGAAGTGCGGATTAGAGCTTTGTGAAGGCGGTGATGAAATGTTCGAGAGAATAAAAAACTTTTTTACTAAACAAAGCCAGACTTTTAAGGCTATCGTAGCGACAACGTTAGGACAACCGCAATGGACACCAAAAAATTATGCCAACTTTGCAAAGGAAGGCTATCAGAACAACGTCTATGTTTACGCCTGCGTAAGACAAATAGCCATGGCAGTTGCAGGCATTCCTTGGCTGGTATACAGAAAAGGCAGGCGAGCGGTTGAGGAGGTAGAAGACCACCCTTTAGCATTACTGTTGCGACGTCCCAATCCGTGGCAAGGCGGCAGTCGGTTCTTTGAAAACCTGACTGCTTTTTTAATGCTCTCGGGGAATAGCTACATTGAAGCGGTTGGACCTGAGCGAGGGGTACCCAAAGAGTTGTATACGTTGCGTCCAGACAGAATGAAGATTATTCCCGGAAACTCACAACAACCGATTGCTGGATATCAGTATACGGTTGGAGGCGTTACAGTAACATTCAAGCCAGAAGAAATACTGCATTTGAAGCTGTTCAACCCGCTTGATGATTGGTATGGTATGAGTCCAATTGAGGCAGCCGCACGCTCAATAGACCAGAACAACGAAAGCAGAGCATGGAACGTGGCTTTACTGCAAAACTCAGCAAGACCACCGGGAGCTTTGGTAACAGAAAGTGAATTGTCTGAAGAACAGTTTGAACGCTTGAAAGAGCAGATACAAGAGCATTACACAGGGAGTCAGAATGCAGGAAGGCCATTGCTGTTAGAAGGTGGTTTAGATTGGAAGGAGATGGGCTTATAACCAGCAGACATGCACTGGCTTGAAGGATTGAAGCTGTCGGCAAGAGAGATTGCAATAGCCTTTGGAGTACCACCGGAACTTATCGGGGATACGACGAATAAGACGTATTCGAACTATAAAGAAGCAAGACAGGCGTTTTACATCGAAACAGTGTTGCCTCTTATGGACTGGATACGTGATGAGTTAAATAACTGGCTGGTTCCGAAGTTTGGCGATGATAGACTTTACATCGATTATGACAAAGACGAAATAGAAGCATTACAAGAGGATAGAGCAGAAGTTTGGCAGCGTGCTATCGATGCAGTCAAAACTGGGATATTGACACCTAACGAAGCGAGACTGCTGATAGGCTATGAGGAAATTCCCGGTGCAGACAGTCTTATGATACCCGGCAACATGGTGCCACTCGCAACGATAAGCGGTGAGGATGTGACTGAAGAATGAAGCACATAACGAGAAGGGATATGTTAGCAACGCTGCGAAGTTATTTGAATGCAAAAGAACCAAGAATTGTTCGCTGGCTTGTGAGAACATGGAACGCTGAAAGAGACGCTATCAAGTACGATGATCTTGAATATGCAGTGCTAAACAAAGAAGTGCCATTGGAATGGCTTTTGAAGTGGCAACAGGATTACAGCACTTTTGTTACAGATGTGCTAGATAAAGAGTGGCGGGATGCAATTCAAAGCGGTGGTAAAGAAGTGCAGAAAAGGATTAGAGAGAGACTTGTCAAGAATTTTGTGTTTCCAATTTATAACGTAAATTGTAGAGTTGGGTTATGTTGTTAATGCATTTTCTAATGCTGGGAACTCCATTTTTCCATTTTGTACGGCGTAAGTTCTCTCGCTGTAAGTAAATATTAATTTCT